CACACTTTCTCAATATCGCTCTTAACATTCTTTCTTCTCTTCTTTCTCTCCTCCTTTCCTTTCAATTTTTTCTCTTCTCTCCTCTTTTTTTCTCTTCTTTCTTTTTTTTTCTTCGGGCGGGCGGACTTGACGTGTCTGGTTCCGACTCCGACTCATCCGCCACCGCCACCGCTCACCAACGACTCATAAAACTTCTTCACTCGCTTATTCACAAGTATCCGCGTAACATCATAACTCAATATACTCATTCCTTCTAATGATTTGATTCGTGACAACGCAACATAACTTTGCCCGGCTTCAAATACTCCATCACCAATATCGATAATACATCTCTCCAATGTCGCCCCTTGACTCTTATGTATTGTTATCGCCCACGACAAGATTAACGGAATTTGCGATACACCTATCCCCGGGATATTTTCACTCACCCATGTATGGTAATTAATTGTCATCTCCAATCCATTATTGAAACGCACCACGGGGAGTGCGGGAACCGTCGATGTCATCCGTATCACAATCCCCTGACTGCCATTACATATCGGAGTTGCCGCCGTCGTCAATGATTCTTCCATATTGATGACACACATCACCTGTGCGCCAACTTTCAGATTGAGTATTTCATCGCATAAAAGACTATTCTTCAATGTAAATAATTCCGCAGATATTCTCTCGGCAGACTGTGACGCGCGAAGATGTCGCTCTTTATCCGTCAATGGCAAATCCGTTTCATATTTCAGTTTATACGAGTAAGTTTCACTACTAGGGTCGAGAATCGCGAGTTTCTCCATTTCAAGACGGTTGATTTCATCCACCCGCGAACGGGTTGCGTATAATATCGTCGGTTTGGTCTGCGGTGTCCCATCTTCTGATACGTCGGGCAATAAGACGCCGACGCGTGACCGAAGAATTTCATCTGTTCGACGTGTAATCCGCCCCTCGCGAACCTGGTTTAGTATCTGGCAGTATACCGGGTCATTCTGGCGGAAGATTTGTTTGAGTTGTATATGGTTGTCTTTGGGAAATGTTGTAAACCAATTGTCGCTTTCAAAACAAAACCGCGAGTTGTCGGAGTCTTCCGTATTGATTCCCACAGGCGGAAGTTGGTAGAAATCCCCACAGAAGATGAGTTGAATCCCGCCAAAGGGGCGAGAATAGCAATTTCGGACAGTTTTCCCGACGATATCCAGAATGTCAAACAAGCGTTTCGACATCATACTTACTTCATCCACGATGAGTGTTCGCGTCTTTCGCCAATCCTTTTTTTTGAAGAAGTTTTTATCCACTCGGTCGACAATTCTCTCGACATCCCCATTTGCCAATCCGATTCCCGCCCATGAATGAATCGTTTTCGCCTTACAATCCAGCATCACCGCGGCGCATCCCGTCAAGGCGCATACCTGAATATTGTGTTCGCGTCCTGTCGCGTATTTGTAAATCTCTCGAATGAGCGCGGACTTCCCCGTTCCACCAGGACCTGTGATGAATACATTTTGACCGGATTTATATTTCTCAAATGCGAGTTTTTGTTCGGGGGACATATGTTCTTGGAATGCCTCGGATGCTTGTGCTTGTGCTTGCGCTGCTGGCGCCTCGGCGATGAGAGGCGGAGACGGAGGCGCGGACGGAGGAGACGCGGACGGAGACGCCGACGGTAGTTTCTTTACCGTAAATTTACGAATATCGCTATTTAGTGGTGACACAGCCATCATTTTCAGTTCTATTTCATAGGAAACGGACAATATCATTCAATTTAACGTCGTCCAAATATTGGATTACTTATCCAAATATTGGACGACTTTTTTCGATGGGTGTAATATAGATATAAACCAATTCGACTATCATTCTATAATGGAATCCATCAGAACGTATTCATCACCAACGTTAGGTCCCGCATCCACACCCGTCTCGCTATATAACGCGCCCAATCCAGAAAATACGATGATAACAACTACACTGTCCACGGTCGGATGTATGCGGATTGAAAGTCCGGAACGCAATCGTGTTCTCAACCCATGCGCAGAGCCGACCAACGAACATTTAGAACGCGTTAAAAAATCGCAATTGATTCTTGAAAAATATCCTGACCGTGTTCCGCTTATCGTCCAACCGTCAAAAAATGACCGCGACGCGTATCCGATTGACAAGTCCAAGTATATCACTCCGAGAGATTTGACGCTCCTTCAGTTCCAGCAAATTATCCGCAAACGCATTAAGTTTCCTGCTGAAAAGGCGCTGTTTTTGTTTATCAACAATAAGATATTCCCGATTACTGCCGTGATTGGGACGATTTATGATACACATAAAGATTCTGACGGGTTTTTATACGTCACGTATTGCCAAGAGAGCACATTTGGATAACATATATAGACGCATATGTATAATACTATACAATATAGTATTATACATTATGTTATCTATTCTTACAAAACTAAAGAATAGTATAATTTTTTTAAATAGGGGTATTTTACATAAAAGAAACCAAAATCGATTGTATAATTCACAACAAATGTTTGTGAATGATTCGGACGATTCGAATTCTGGGTCGTCCGAATCTATACAAGATAGTAATACTAGTAACAGTAAACACGCGCCAGTGTTTCAGACGTTATTTCAAACCCCATTCCTCAAAGACGTCATCGACGACGACTATGAAATCCAGCAACTGTTAACACTCATCGCGTTGTATGTCAAGGTGGACCTATCCGACCTCGTTCTTGATAGTAAATTCGAGGCGTCTATTCGCGACATATCATCCGACATTGTCAAACTCAAAATGCGTTTGTTTTATATCATCATTGCGAATAATATTTACAAACATACATTCGAAGAAAAGAAACGGTATGCTCCGGATAAAACGACACATCTCACCGGAGTATTTCGTTATAGTGGCTACATATTTCGTATTGACGAATCCCCGTATAGTTTAATGGACGAACAACATGCGGTGTTATGGATAAAGGATGTAATCGACAAAAACAAAAATATCAAAGAAGACGACTATCGAAATATCATATTGCCGTTTGTGTCCTATGTAAATATCAAACGAAACGAGAAAGGAAATATTTGTGACTGTCGCGTGACAAAGTGTAATTGCGTATATGAGGAACCGGATGCGTATGCGACCGCCGATGCGTCTACAACCGCCGATGCGTCTACGACCGCCGATGCGTCTACGACCGCCGATGCGTCTACGACCGCCGATGCGTCTACGACGACCGCAAGCGATTATTCGCGTCAACTCTACAATATCTACCGAGACAACACACTATCGTTCAGTATCCAACATTATGTGAAAGATACCCAACCCTTATTGTATTGGATTCGAGACAATATCACAAATGACGCCTACAACCCATTCGCAGGAACTCAAAAGCAATTTTTCGTCCATTTATTTTACAAATGCGCGGAATTATTGAGAACGTTACACGCATTATCCATCGTTCATGGAGATATTAAACCGGATAATATTCTTATCAAAGAAGAACCAGATTTCAATCTTTATCACCCGGAACGTTGTAAGAAGTTTACTGTCTATTTAATCGATTTTGGATTATCCGGACTGGATGGAATAGGTTATGGAACTGGTGGAACCATCCCTTACTGTCATCCCGAATTTAAGAATATCCGCGATACAACAAATAAATCATACAAATATCATTGGTCGGTTGTAAGGACAAAACACGACGTTTGGTCGCTGGGAATCATGTTTCTTACCTTATACATCTATCGCGACTTTTACAGTTATTACTATAAATATCCGAATTATTTCTTTACAACTTATGGGTATATTTCCGGTCTTATTATGGATACCATTGCGTACGAACCATTGTGCCAATTGTTTCGTAAAATGCTTACAGATGTATGTATTCCAATTGATGATGTATGCGAACATTTACGTGTTATGATGACGTAACTGGTCGAATTATTGTATTGTCACCTCTTTCTCACTCGGTGTATAGTCAGTCGCGGTCGTTGTAGTTATAGCAGCCGCGGTCGCATTCGCATTCGCATTCGCACTAGATATAATTGATAATGTATCATTCATTACGGACGGTAGTGTCGTCGTCATCGTAGAAGAATCTGTAATTATATCCGAAGTAGCGTTCATGATACTATATGGATTCGTATTCGCACCTCGCAATGACTTCGGTAAATATTGCTCTTCAATTGAAGGTGTTAATTCATTGGTCTCTATTTTTACGGACCCTACCCCAGGTGCTGTTGCTGTTCCGGATGAGGATATATGTGTGATAGATGAAAGCGTCGTTTCTTGAAACTGTGTTTTAATATAAGCACGTTTTTCCAATGTGTCTCGTTTGATATTCATATTTTGAAGAACATTCAACATAAGACGCGGTGCGATAGAAAGTGTATTCATATGAGTCCGATATTTAAAGGAACATACACTCGTTTCTGAAACAATAAACTGAATACTATACCACCAATACGCCGGAATAAACATCACCATCCCTTGAAATAATTCTACCTCTAATGTTTTAATTTTATCAAAGTCGTCTTGGTATTCTGGTTGAACCTTCCATGGGTTCACTGGAGACCTAAATTCTAAAATATCATAGTCATTGATGGGGTACAAATACCGAGTATCTCTGGGTGGAATCAATAAGATTTTAACACGACCTTGCGTGACTAGAAAGTAATTACGATAATTCACTTCATAACGAAGTGGTGTTGTTGTTCCATTCGACGCCATCATGATATCATACATACATGTGCTTACCATATAAGGGCGTAAAAACTCGTCATTCAGTTGAAATGTTTTGATTAAACCGGTTTCTTCGATAAAATCCGCATTGTTTTCGCTAATGTATTTTGATTCGGTATCCTTTTTCAATACCTCGTGCGCGATTTTCAGTGTAACTGGAATATATAATACAACTTCTGATTCTGTACCTTTTTGCTGAATCTTGTTTTCACTAGTGGTTGTTTGCGGCAAAGGTGTTTTTGATACATCCCGAATATGAATATCGAATGCGCGATAATTGGTTTGAACTCCTTGGTATGATAACTGTGTAAGTATATTTTCGTTATAATACTCGAATGTCGTGGGTTGTCGTATATCACATACTTCTTCTAAACGCTGTTTGGATGGTTGCTCGATTTCATACACTTCTAAATCATTACTTCGTTTCAGATGAAAATGGATATGTAGATATAAGAATAGAACAATACAGAAAATAAAAATAGAAATAATTAGCATCGTAAGTATAGATATTAGTAATTATCGATATTTATACTTGTTTTTTCTTACGCAATTTCATTCACAATGAGCGCGATATGTTCGGGAAAATGGGGTGCTTGGTCGTATGCGTCGACATCAAAATGAGTGTTGATGACATCGTGTGCGTCGACCTCGGCATCGGCGTCGTGTTCGTCTTCTGCTTCTGCTTCTGCTTCGCCATCGTGTTCGTCTTCGGCGTCGTGTTCGTCTTCTGCTTCTGCTTCTGCTTCGCCGTCATCTTCTGCTTCTGCTTCACCTACGCCATCGTGCTCGTCTTCTGCTTCGCCTTCATGGTTCTGAACTGCCCCGGCATTAGCATCCGCATCCGCGCCATTTTGTGCGGGTTGTAACACAACTTCCGTCATTTCTTCTTGTTGATAAAGACCGTCAGAATCAATTTCATTCTCATTCTCATTCTCATTCTCATACGACGAACCGCATGAAACAGATGCTACATTCTGATGACTTACCGTATTGCGTTGCGCCAATTCTTGTTGATTCAATAACCGCATCAACATTGTATTCATTTCATTCATCATTTGTTGTTGTGAATGAATGAGCGACCGCAATTCCTGATTTTCCTTTACGATGGGCTCAATCTTCATAATCACCTCCGAGAGATTGGTTTCAGTCACGATTTTATTCACAATACCTTCCACGAATTCGCGACTATTCGTAAGGTCGTTCATCACTACATCCATCAACAGTTCCGTTTCGTCTTCACCATCTTCGTCTTCGTCGGCGTCGGCGTCGGCGTCTTCGTCGCGTTCGCGTTCTTCTGTATCGCGTGCGACACGTTTCTTATTTGTTTTCTTGGGTTTATCGGTCTTGTCATCATCATTCGATGCCGCCGCCGCCACAGCAGTAGTATTGGACCCGGATTCTGCCATCATATAGATTCTATCCATTTCAGCAATCATCTCGTTGATGACGGTATCATATTCTTGTAATTTTGAGTCATGTGATTTCAATATCACAATGGGGGGTGGTGTGATACCATTATCCGTTATCATGCTTACAAAGGGTGTGAGACGTATCGGTTTTCGGGTAGAGACCCGCGGTTGAACCTGGGTTTGTGCGAGTATTTGCGCTTGTGCGTTGGCTTGCGCGTGCGCTTGTTTCATCGCCTCAATTTCAGCCGGTGATTTATACTTTGGGTTCTTGCGAGGAATTCCCTTTTCATAAATAAACTCGGGTTCATTGCTCGGTAATGGAACTACAAAAGGAGTTTGTTTCGATTGAAGATTGCCGGTTTTCTGAAGTTGCTTGGCTTGGTTTTGGATTTGTTGCTGCATTTGTTGCTGTAGCTGCTCCTCAATTTGTTGCTGTATACTCTGCTCTTTCTGTTGCTGCTGCTGCTCTATCATTTCCATTTGTTGTGCGATTGCCAACTTTTGTTTCAGAATTTGACTTTGTATTTCATTCTGCTTCTGAAGAATACGTAACTTCTCAATCGGTAATGAACCCCCCTGCGTCTGTATCGTCTTTGTCCGTTCTACAATTTGACGCTTAATGAGTTCGATGTTTTCGTAAATATTCATAGGAACATTCGGCGGGATGTCGCTTTGAAGTGTCTGGGCTTTTTGCGCCATATTTACTCCAAAGCCGGCGGCGCTCTTATTTGCCATGAGATTCCCAGTCGGATAAGGTTGATTCATAAGTCCCTGTAGCGTTTGTTTCGAAGATGACGAATTATACGGTGATGACTGCGGTTGACCTTGCGCGCCAGTATTCTGGACGATTGCGGATGATGCTCTACGTTTTCTTGCTGCGGATAATGCTGCGCTACCACTCATTGTCGAAGATTATAAAATGTAATAACACATTAATTCTATATTATTTTCGCATTTTCATCTTCAATGCGTCATAACTTTTATAATTCAAAACGCGAAAATCTTCGAAGGTATAATCGTCGATATTATCTCTCAACACCGAGATTTCACATCGCGGAAACTCCATCGGGCGACGCAATAATTGCGCTTTCAAAACGTCCATGTGGTCGTCGTAAATATGCGCGTTTCCTAAATAATAGATGAATTCGTGGGCCACTAGTCCGCAATGTTTCGCAAGTAGATGCGTCAAAAAACTATAGGACGCGATATTGAATGGAACGCCTAAACCAACGTCACCGCTTCGTTGATACAGGGCGCAAGATAACCGATTGTCGTGGTCCACATGAAACTGGCAGAGAATGTGACAAGGTGGAAGCGCCATTTCATTCAATTGGCACGGATTCCAGGCTGACATAATCAGTCTTCGCGAAAATCTCTCGGTGGGGTCCTTGAGACATCGAATAATCTCCGCGAGTTGGTCGACGCCTTTCCCCGTATAATCGGTCTCACACGACGCATATTTCGCATTGAAATGCCGCCATTGGTGCCCGTAGATGGGTCCGAGGTCGCCTTCGGCGTAGTGCGACAACCCGCGCGACTCGATGAAATCACGTGAGGCATTATCGTCCCAGATGTGGACGCCGGCGTCATTCAAAATGCGATTGTCGGTTTGCCCCCGAATGAACCATAGCAATTCTTTGAGGCAGGTCTTCCACGCCATCTGCTTTGTAGTCAAAATCGGGATGATTCCCTGTTCCAGTGAAAACGCCATACCGGTTCCAAATACGGAATATGTGTTTCCATTACGACTGTTGTATAATTGGTTTTCTTGGATGATGTCATGGATTAGATTTAGGTATTGATACTCTTGATGGGCGAGGATATGTGGCGACTTTTTTATTTCCTCCGTGTTTTTCTCGCGGACTTTACCGTCGTCGGTGATGGTATAATGAGGAGCACTATTCAAACGGCCAAAACGACGAATCATTGTATTGTATTGTATTGTATTGTATTACTGAATGAGGTATTTTTACATCCTTTTCGACGCCACACGGGTTCGTATGAAACGGGTTCGCTTCACACGGGTTCATATGAAACGAACCGGTCTATAAATAATATTACATGTATATATAATTATATATTTGTAATGGAGGCGTTTGAGGAAACTGTAAAAGAAGGCACGAAACGCGGTAGTTCATTCATCGACCATGTGTTTCGATTGGACGAGCAGCAGCAAGGTGTGTTACTGAATATCATCCAGTATACGATTATCGGATTTGTTCCCATCCTCGTGATGCTGTATTTGGTTCGCACCTACGTTCCTGAACCCGACGACCATAAGGCGTCACTCATGCTTTTAGTGGAAATCATCGGTCAAATCCTGTTTATGTTCGTATTCATCTACTTCATCCATCGGTTGATTACATACATCCCTACGTATTCCGGATACAGATACAGTGAATTCAACTTTACAACGACGATTTTAGGAATATTGATGATTCTTTTGAGTATTAAGACAAAGTTGGGCGAAAAGGTCCAGATTATCGTGGAACGTACGATTGAACTTCTTGGCGGTGAGACCAGTTACAACGGAAGCGCGGGTGCTGTGAGCGCTGGTGCCGCACAGGGCGGAAGTGGCGCAGTTCGTATCACGCAACCTCTTTCCCAACCCTACGCTGGCGGTGTTCCCGGTGGAATGGTCGGTGGTGGAATGGCGCCTCCCAACCCTGTCATGACAGCGAACCGAAATACTGGAACTGCTGACTACGGTCTCTCGCAAGCGTCGCAGCAGCAGCAGCACTTCAACAGCACTTACGCGCAAAATGTTGGCGGTGGTATGCCCGGGGGTATGATGTCGTTTGAGCCCATGGCGGCGAATGAGGTTATCGGGTCCCCGTTTTAGACGAATATTTACATTATCTAATATGACAAACCAATTCAATCAGTAACTTTGAGTAAGGGTAATCGCACTTTTGGTGATTTTCTGAAAACATTAGGTGATGGCATCATGCCTTCAGCGTAAACACATTTTTCATCATCACACCACAAATATAATACTACGTTATTCCACGTAACATTATATACACCTTTGGACATTCACTTCTCTATAAACACCTCTCGGCCTACACTTTTCATAATCTTGCGTTCACCAATCGGGTCGTCCTTGATTTCGTGAAGGATATTTCGCACCATCTTATGATGGAAATCCTGTAATTGACTGTTCGTCTCCCACCCAGGGTGTAAATCCATCCACTTTTTAATCGCAAAATACTCTTTATTCGCAATATCGATAAACGCCTGGCGCATCCGTGCGTTTCCTTCATCTCTCGCCCACTGGTGATTATCGCGGATATAAATCGTGTCCCGTTTTTGGTCGGTACAATGTATCGGGCGTTTATAAAGGTCCATTTGTTTCAATCCGTCAATCATCACTTTACTTATCCCTTCAACCAGTCCTTGGTTCCGTGTATACGTCAGGTCGTCCATCGTGATTTCGAGAGAATTCACAAAGTCCGAGAGATTGACCGCGTCTTTACACTTTTCATTCAAGAAAACGTTCAAATTAAATTGGTTGTTATTCGTATGATTCACGATAATATTCCGTTCCTTACTTAATTCCACGATTTGCTTTTGGAGGGTTTTATTCTGGTCTAATAACTCGAATACGAGAGAATTGACGAGAGATTTCTTGGACCGTTTTTTACCGATAGTAAGCGCGGTAATCATCTTCCGTATATAATCCTTGAGTTTCTCATTCTGTTCGGATAATAATTCCGAAACGACGGACTCTTCCGTTCGTGTAGATACAGCGTCCTCGGTGTCTGCGTCCATCGCGTCATTGTCTGCGTTAACATTGCTGCTGCTGTCGTTGCTGTCGTTGCTGTCGCTATCGCTGTCGTCGTCGTCGCTATCGTATTCGTTGTCTTTGTCGTCGTGATTCATCTTCTCCGAGATTTGAAAGAAGAGTTCCGGTTCTGGTTCAGGAAAGTTCGAATAGTGAAAGACTGTGTGGTTTGTTTCATCCATTTTGTCCGCCTTTTTTTTTGGTTTAAAACGATACCTTACCACTTCAACTTCTTCACCTTCTCCTTCACCTTCTCCTTCATTATTCGAATGATGAACGTTGGTGATTGCGGGGAGTGGCGCCACCACGGTTGCCGCATTCTCCATATTGACCGTCGCTTTCATTGTTGTCGTTGTCGTCGTCGTTGTCGTTGTCGTTGTCGTCGTCGTTGTCGTCGAATGAAAAGACAACGAAACCGAATTCATGGAAGAATCCAGAGACTTCGTCGTAGCTTGATTATGCTGGAACTGTAAACACGTAGATGTATGTTTATAATAACTCGACCGATGAGAGTAGGATTTTTTACAAAGACAAACATACTTTCCTTCATGGATTGGAACCACCGCCATCTCTCCATCCAAAACATTCGTTGCGGCCATTTCATCGGCAAAAATATTTGGTTTAAAATCAGAAATTCCATCCATTCGGTCAAATGACTTTTCCTCCATTTTTTCATCGTTCAAATTTGGTTTCATTTTCATAATATAGAAATTCGCCCGTTCTTTCGCCTTCAATTCATTCATACAAGAGCATTCCTCTAGAATCGTACACGTCCAATTCATCCAACCACCATTCTTCCGAATTGATTTGTATAATCTGGATTGATAGGAATTATCCAAAGTCTCACGCTTATGTTTGTATTTCCGCTGTGTTAAGTTGGTCGTATACGAAATATATCCGTCTGAAATCTCTGGATTTTTACAAGTTAATTGGTAGACAAACGTTTTGGAATAGTCAACATACTTTCTCGGCATTTTTCACCGGTTTAAATTCGTATATTTCGAGTTATTCTATCTATATTATATATCTCTAATATTTATCTCCGCGGAGACTGGAATTTCATTTTACCCCTTGGGGTTGGCAACATTCGCACCATCGGTTGGTCTAAATGTTGCCAAAATCTTATCGATTTTCGAACATTACCTAGCAGGGTATTTTGTCTGATTTTGTCTGATTTTGTCTGATTTTGTCTGATTTTGTCCCTTTTTGCATTTTTGCACTTTTGAGATTTTGGCAACATTTACACCATTTTCAGTGTCATCACCAAAAACAAAACGCCTATATATCCCGCTAACTCAAAAAGGGTAAAATGGTATTTTTTCAAAAATGTCCAAATCCGGGTTTGCCCGTTTTACTTTTAAAACACGTTTTTTGCGCGTTTTAGCCTGACGAGAGCATATTTTGAGATTTTGCGCCCGAACCTCCAAAAACATTGCGGGAACACAGTAAGGCGAATTCCCGAACATGTCTCGGCGCCATTTTTCGACCCCAAACGCGCCATTTTTGCCTGACTGACTTTTCAAAAATCGATAAGATAATTGCTATATATGGTTTGATTTTCAGTCACATACCCTAAAAATCGACCCAAAAATCGAACATTATCGTCACAGGACCCCCCGTTTTGACATGTGACACCCCCGGGATGCGCGCGGGGAGGGGGCGCATGAATAGTATAATAAACATATCTGTTGTATGATAGTATCAAATATGAAGAAAACGGTTGTGGTGGATTTGGAGTTTATGAAACCGAATGTCCGAGGTGGCAGCGGCGGAGGGAGGTCGCGGTCCAGGTCGAGGTCCAGGTCGAGGTCCAGGTCGAAGTCACTCACACGAATGATGAATGGAATCAGTGATGATGAAGATAAAGAACTGAATGTTCGTTCGTTACTGAAGAATACCTACGACAGCGACAGCGACAACGACAACGACAGCGACAACAGCGACAACAATGAATACGACGATGATGAGAATGACAGCGACATCAGCGATGAAGAACCATTACTACCGAATACCGCTTTAAATGCGAATACTGCGTCGAAGACGAAGACGAAAACGAAAGCAAAACCAGCAATCAAAGATTCGGATTATGGGGTCGACTCCGACGAAGATTTACTCCAATCTGTCATGGATGAACCGACATTTCCGTTAGATATGAATATGATATTATCTGCGATAAACAAGACAGAGAATAACACAATTGCGAATATGACACGAAAGAAAATTGCCGCACAACGATACGAAATTCTCTCGTCGTTGAAATTAAGTTCGGAGATGTTGAAGGAGTTCGATACTACATTACGATTGTATCGCGTAATTGAAAACCCATACGAACTGAAACATCATCAATTGATTCGTTGGATTCCACTACGTTCTCTCGACACAACTCCTTATCTTACAAAAGGCGGCGTGTTATTGAAGATGAATGAAAATATCGATGACGGTATTCACGTTGTAACGATTCGCAACCCAAGAGGGATTATTTTTAATATCCGGTTTGAATTGAATGTTGTGTTTCAGCGTTTGAGTGATGAAGAATTTATGATATTACGTGCGGTAGAGTATGTTGAAGACGATGGCGCGCTTGGCGCTTCTGGTGCTTCTGACGCTTCTGATGCTTCTGATGCTTCTGACGCCTCTGACGCGGATTGACATTTCATTCCATTATAACTGCCCGCACTGTTTTTGTTACATCGGATGTGAGACGCGGTCCTCGCGCAGTTTTACAACGAAATCCGTGGGGTCGAAGTCCCCTAGAACTGAATATCGAACGAGTACAATACGCTACACGTCGACCTTCATTTGCGGCAGTGAGTCTCGTGTTGGCCTTGATACACCTACACAGTTTACCCGCGAGAATATTATGCGCGCGTTCTTTGACCGACTTCGTCGCGCGACGACTGTTTCGTTTTCGCGACTTCGGTTGATAATGATGAAGAATTTTCATGTAATCGCTGCGTGTTAGTTTCATATCTTCATCAATATCATTATCTGTATAAATGGGTCGCATCTACTTCACCAATGTTACTATATATCCGTAATATAATAATACGAATAATACGAATAATACGAATAATACGAATAATACGAATAATACGAATAATACGAATAATATGATATTATTATATCTACTATATGTTAGTAATGACGACCAACCTCCAAAAAAAAAGACCCAAGGTTGTCGCATTTGATGTCGATGAAACGCTTGGTAATTTCGTTCAGTTTTCGATTTTCTTTCATGTGTTAGAAGAGTATTTTGATAAACCCGATATACCATACCGGTATTTCAACGATTTAGTTGATTTGTATCCGGAGATTGTGCGCCCGAGTATTCTCCGGATTTTAGAATATATTCGAAAGAAAAAGAGCGCGGGTGTGTGTAGTAAAGTGTTTATATATACGAACAACCAAGGTCCAGATAAATGGGTGGCGCATATTCGCGATTATTTCGAACATAAACTACGGACATCCGGTATTGTAGGTAAAGTCGGCGACACGACTTCTACGAGCGCCTCCGCCACCGGTCTCGCCATTATCCCGCCACTCTTCGACCATACCATTGGCGGATTTAAACCCAATCAAAACTCTCCGAAAAGTAGATACCCGCCACGAACCACCAGTGAGAAAACGGTCAAAGATTTCATCCATTGTTCGTTATTGCCATCCGATATCGAAATCTGTTTCTTGGACGACGTGACTCATCCTAAAATGACCGATGAACGCGTCTATTATATCAAATTACAAGGATATTATTCCTATATCCCATTTGATGTATTTGTGAAACGTTTCCTAGATAGCGCGTTATACCGTCAAGTATTCGACCGTTTTATGGTTCTATCCGTGACGTCTTCGATGACCGCCACGGTCAAACGACAGATTCTCTCGATTGAAATGAATGACCTCTTTGCCAAACGCGCAAATATGGCGCGATATGACGCCAGAGCAATTCATAATAAAATGAATCCGCGAGAGATTGATGAAATCATCAGCAAGTATATCATATACCACCTTCAACAATTTTTCCGCGATGGACCGCCCGAATTATCAGTTCAACATCATCCGCGGAATAAGACTTCTACTGTCGCCTCCGTGGGCCATCGCGGAAATAAAACTGCGAAAAAAAATAGTAGCAACCTTTTTTATGTCGACAAGACCACGGCAGTCAAGAATATGCGTAACAAAACCATAAAGAACAGGTAAGGTGCAATGACATCATCACGATTCATCCACAGTGAAACCAGGACTCCCGGAAACTGCCGTGAGAGTTGTTGCGATACGCACGGTTTCAGTGAGTGCCGATGCTGCCGCTGCTTCTGTCTTCATTGCGACCCATCGCTGATGACGCACGTTATTGATATGTCGGTCCCAGTTTCCTTGTATTCCTCTCCATCCGCACTGGCAAGACACCGGGCGCACCGTCTCGAGTTCTTCTAATGTGTCCCTAAATAACTGCGTCATTATCATTTGAATCGCATGGTGAAGCAGTAACGGCGTTGCGTCATATCCAGCATTTCCAAATTCCGGGGTATAATTGAGTAAACGGTCGATTACCATATTTTCTTCACCACGAGGAACAATATAATGATGCTCGTCCACATAAATGGTTGCGTCTTCGCCACATATCTCAACAAGAATGTTGTCCGCCAGTTCCATGACAGTGTCATAAATGTCATCATCATCATGAACGTCATCGAATGTCAACCATTCTTCCATGGCAGTGAGTCGGTTTCTGAATCGGGAACGGGACGTCTCGCCCTGTGTCGCATTTCGTTTGTGTTTGTGTAAGGCGCCAAGCGCATTCATTCCGCGTAAATACTCACCTTCACTGATTTTGTCTTGGTTTTCCTCGAGAATCGCCATAACCGTCTCAAGTTGTTTCTGAATATCGTCTGTCTGTTCCATTGTCTATGATAGTGATGTCATATCACGTATTTGACATAAAACATTTCAATTTTTTGTCAAATGATTTCACCGACAGGTATGCGATTACTGCGCCGACAGGTGCGCCGGTGGTTGCGCCTGTATCTGTCCTTGTATAAACTTCTTCGCGACCGGAACCCTATCCACCGCCCCCGACGTATCGATATAATTGTAGATTGGATGAATGACACCCGCGGTCACCGGTTGTGTTATCTTCTTCTGGATTTGCGTTTTCGCATACTTCGCAACCGATTCGGATACGATATGGGTGATTAATATGAAAATACATGTGGATATGATGAGACGCCGGTCAAATTCACTAAATTTATTTCCACCCAGAATCGCGAATTTGGAATTCGTCCATGAAATGGTATTGAAACGCAATAACAGGATGAATAAAACGATGTATAATATCGTATTTCGTAATGCGGGAATGTATTCGGGAACGGTATTGTAAAACCCGAGCAAGATAATCGCATATGTTGCGTAGAAGAAAAGGTCGATATACCGGTAATACGTGGAGTATTTATTGAATACTGGCATAATGATATCTCGGATTTTCGTAATCACCATCAATGTGACGTCTTCCACCGCGGTTTTGATAGAATTCATTTTCACGATATCGTGTTATGTATATAAATAGTATATAATAATACGCCCGGTTCGTCCTGGTTCGTCCTACTCGCCTGGTTCGCCCGGTTCGTCCTTGACATGAATACGGTCCGTTTCATAAAACGACAACAAACGCGCACTGGGGTCTAGAACATCATCACAAAACGGATGTCGCCAATAATACGGAATCGTGTTGCCGTATCCCGCATAGGACATCTCGAATACACGACGATAATAAAAACTCTCCTTGTCATAGGGTGGGTTATAGAGAGAAAATAGGTAATGATTCTTATTATTGAACTCCGCATCGGAAATGATACGGTCGGAGTATTCTTTAATCATTTGGACCCAGGTGCGCCCGTCCTGGCTACTGACACCATCACTGAACGCCTCCTTTCGCCGCCACAATACATCATCGGGCAATAGTCCCTCGCCCTGAAACGCCTTACGAAGCAGATATTTCTCCATTCTCTCGGAACTAAAGCGTTTCAACCGCGGCGGAATCGTCATGACATATGTCAAAAACTCCTTGTCCGCAAATGGCACACGCGCCTCCAAACCAGCGCCACTGATGCTTTTATCGGAACGAAGGAGGTCGAAGAACCGGACATCGCGAATCATTCTCTCGTTTTCACGATGAAAGTCCGCGTCCGTTGGCGCTTTCAAGAATCCGCGATACGACCCGAAGATTTCGTCCGACATATCTCCGCAATAAATGACAACATCATCCGTCTGTTGTTGAATGTATTTGCTGATTAAATAATTCCCCACCGATGCGCGAATGGTGGTCGTGCAATAACTCTCGGTTTGAAATATCGTTTCATGGATAGAGTTTAAGAAGTCGCTCTCTTTCAATGCGACCTCGTGGTGACACGTTCCCAAGAATTCGGCAACACGCCGCGCCCAATACAAATCAACCGACCCTTCCAACCCAATACTGTATGTATTCAGAACCGTATCCGGCGCGGTATTCTTCAATTCTCTCGCAACAATCGAAGTCACCAGCGAACTATCCAGTCCGCCCGACAATAAACAACCTACGGGACGCTCACTCATCAATCGTTTTACAACTGCGGCAGTAAATAAACGGCGAATATTGTCGCAAACCTCTTCTTCCGTTAAGGTCTCATCGTCTTTTATCGGATACGAATAATTCACGCGTAGATTCTTGATTTGGCATTCAAGGAATGATACGGAGTTTGTTCTTTTCAATACGCCGTCGCGGTCGCCGTAAGAAATCGCCGCATAGGAATAATAGGACTGAAATACCGCGCTGCCATCCGCGCTATCTTCCCCCTGATACTCCATATAACAACCGGCGGGAAATTGTGCGACGGTATCACATAACATATGTATCGACTTCATCTCGCTCGCGATACAAATACCGTAATGGTCCGGGTCCATCGAAACACATGTCAAATCCGAATACTCGCTGCCAAAGACGCCATCGTGCCGGGACACACCGATAAACAATGAACGAACGCCCACCGGGTCTCTCGCGACATACGTCATCCCATTGTCATAATCATGTAATACAAACCCGAATACACCATCCAAGCGACGAAGCGTTTCTTGAATCCCGATTTTACGATACAAATGGATAATAATTTCGCAATCCGACCCGCTTTTGTATTCATTCTCGAACCCGAATTCCGCAATCAATGCGCGAAAATTATAGATTTCTCCATTACAAATCAACCGACAGTTCTTTAGATGGAATGGTTGGTCCGCAGACGGTTCCATCCCGTTGATGGAGAGACGATGAAACCCCCATGCGCGTGTATCATCAAAA